TAATTTGTTAACAGGTGGATTGATATCAGCAACTGGCAACATCACAGGTGGTAACATATTAGGTGGAGCAAACGTCAATGCCACAACTCATACAGGTACAACTGTATCAGTTACCGCCAATATTACTGGTGGTAATTTGCTAACAGGTGGATTGATTAGTGCGACTGGCAACATCACAGGTGGTAATATTTTGGGCGGTGCAAACGTCAATGCCACTACGCACACTGGCACAACTGTATCAGTTACCGCCAATATTACTGGTGGTAATTTGCTAACAGGTGGATTGATTAGTGCGACTGGCAACATCACAGGTGGCAATCTTATTCTCAGTGGCGGTATTGTTGACAACACAGGCAATTTAGATCTACAAACTTCTGCGGCAAATGCCAACATTAATCTGACACCCAATGGCACTGGCAATGTTTATTCAAATGCAAACGTGTTTGTTAATGGATTGATCAGTGCCAGTGGCAACATCACTGGTGGTAATCTTATTACAGGAGCAGGATCAGGCGGCAACCTAACTGGTGCCAACGTAATTTCTGCTAACACTGTTACTGCAACTGCTAATATAACTGGCGGCAATATTTTAACTGCTGGCGTAATATCAGCGACCGGTAATATTGCTGGCAATGTGTTTATTGGCAACGGTTCACAATTGACTGGTATTACTTCAAGTTATGGCAACGCCAATGTGGTAGCCAACTTGGCTGCGTTAGGATCAAATCCAGTAAGCACAACTGGAAACATTGCCGCCGGCAACATATTGGGCGGAGCTAACGTCAATGCCACAACACATACAGGTACCACAGTTTCAGTAAGTGCCAACATAACTGGCGGTAACTTGTTGACAGGCGGATTGATTTCTAGTACTGGCAATAGCACAGCAGGAAATTATCTAACAAGTGGCGTGGTAAGTGCTACTGGTAATATCACTGGCGCAAGCATTTTGACCAGTGGTGCAGTAAGTGCAACTGGCAATGTGACTGGTGGAAACGTTAACACCAATACCATAGTTGGCACGGCACTCACTTTACGATCAACCGGTGCATTGAACTTGTCAACAACTGGTAACGTTGTATTTGCATCAAATGTACAAATCAACAATGTGGGCTATCCACAACAAGATGCTGATGCAGCTACAAAACTGTATGTTGATAATTTGGTAACAACTGGATTTGCTTTTCACACACAAGTAGCAGTAGCCACAACCACAACACTGGCTACAACCACCGGCGGCACAATCACATACGCACAACCCAACGGTGCAGCCAACGGCGTTGGTGCAACACTTACCACTACCGGTTCGTTCAACTTGATTGACACAGCCAACGTTCAAACTGTAGGCACACGTATTCTTGTCAAGAACGAAGCCAACACAGTATTCAATGGTGTGTATACTTGGGCCAATGCCACTAACATTGTACGCTCAACTGATACAGATGAATACGGCCCAGATAGCACAGTAGCGTTGAGTCTGAATGACTATTTCTTTGTGGCAAGTGGCAACGTAAACTATGGCAGCAGTTATGTTGTTAGCGCACCAACTGGCACAATCACATTTGGTACTAGCGGTATTACTTTCAGCCAGTTTAGCACCAGTCAAATTTACAGTGCTGGCGCAGGACTAACATTAACCGGCACCACATTCAGTGTAAATGCAAGTCAAACACAAATTACAACAGTTGGTACATTAGGTGCATTAACTGTTACAGCTAATACTACCAGTGGTAATTTGCTAACTGGTGGATTGATATCTGCAACTGGTAACATCACCGGCGGCAACTTGTCGGGCACCAACATTGTGGGCACATTGACCACTGCGGCACAACCCAATATTACATCAGTTGGCACGTTAAGTTCATTAACTGTTACAGCTAATACTACCAGTGGCAATGTCCTAACTGGCGGATTGATTTCGGCAACCGGCAATATCACAGGTGGTAACATATTAGGTGGTGCCAACGTCAACGCTACCACACATACAGGTACCACAGTTTCAGTAAGTGCAAACGTAACTGGTGGCAATATCTTAACTGGTGGATTAATCTCTGCAACCGGTAATATTACAGGTGGTAACTTGTCAGGTACCAGCATTGTGGGCACATTGACCACAGCCGCACAAACAAATATCACATCAGTTGGTACACTTGGATCATTAACTGTCACAGCCAACACAACCAGTGGTAATTTGCTTACAGGTGGATTGATATCTGCAACTGGTAACATCACCGGCGGCAACTTGTCGGGCACCAACATTGTGGGTACATTAACCACTGCTGCTCAAACCAACATTACTTCCGTTGGCACATTAGGTAGCTTGACAGTTACAGCCAATACTACTGGTGGCAATTTGTTAACTGGTGGATTGGTTACTGCTACCGGTAATATCACTGGTGGCAACATCATAACTGCTGGATTGATCTCAGCATCTGGCAACGTGAACGTGCTGGCCAACGTGAATATTGGTAATGCCAATTCAGTCACCTGGGCCAACGCTACAGGTATAAGAGCGTACACATATTATAACAACAGCGCCACAAGTTTAGACACGGTGTTCTTGTAAAATGCCAATAGCCACAAGACTTACCAATGCTGGCACACTATTGGTCAATGGTTCTTTTGACGAGAATACTTCTATCTCTCCTGCAAAGTTTCGCACAACGTCAACTACTGTTTATGCCGTGGAACTTGATGAAGTTTCTTTTGTGCCTGGCAGTTGGACCTTGGCTGGTAGCCAAGGAGTCACAGTTGGCAACAGCGCAGCGTTTGCCCTGCCAGGAGATTTTACAGTTGAATTTTTCTTTTACTTGGCCTCAGTACCAGCAGGAGAAATTGATTTCTGGGAATCACAAACTACCAGTAGTTTTAGAATTTTAAAACGTGGCTCAAGTTCGGGATTGAGTTATGATGCATATGGCGGAACATCATACTTGATTGTGGCAGATGCCAGTATACCAGTTAACGCCTGGAACCACGTGGCAGTGTCTCGCACAGGCACCACAGTACAAGCATACTTCAATGGCACTAGAACTATCAATCAAACAGATGCTACATCATTTGCTGCTCCTACCGCAAACTACGGTGTAGGATGTAGAGCAACTGGCGCCAACAGTCTGACAGGATCCATTTCAAATTTTAGATTGATTACAGGGGCAGGCATGTACACCGGAGCAACTATTCCAGTACCAACAGCACCGTTAGGTGCGGTATCGGGCACTCAACTGTTGTTGACCACACCCAATACTGGTGGTGCATTTTTTGATTATTCCACAAACAATTTTACAGTGACCAAAGTTAGCACTCCGACCAGTGCGTCAAGCAGTCCATTTACAGTGAATACTCCTCAACGGTCGACTAGTGCTGGTGTGCTGCAAGTCAAAAACATATTTGACGAGTTTACAGGAGCACCTGTAGTTAACACCAACCTTTCACTTTGGTTGGATGCTGCTCAAACAACCAGTTACCCGGGGACAGGTGCTACCTGGACTGATTTGAGTGGTAACGGTAATAATGGCACGCTGGTCAACAGTCCAACGTATTCTACAAGCAACGGCGGCTATTTTAGTTTTGGAAGTGGCGGCACACAAAGAACCAGTTTCACCTACCAAACGCCAGTGCAATCAGCAGCCACAGCGTTCACATGGAATATATGGGCATACCCTGTTGCAAACTCTGATAGTTACGTTCTCATGGGCTATAGAGGAACCACACCTTTACAGTTTTACAAATTGACTACTCAAAAATTTGAGATGTATCCTGCTGAAATATTTTATGCATTTACTCTCAATGTCTGGCAAAATATATGTGTGATTTACGATGGCACACAAAGCGGAACAAATAACATGAAGATGTATTTAAATGGCACACAGGTGGGACTACGAGATGCTGACCAACCAGATCTTTCACCTAGTGCCATGCCATTTTATGTTGGGGGAGACCCTATTGCTGGTGAATATGCTACTGCAAGAATCAGCCAAGTTATGGTATACAATCGTGCATTGACAGCAGATGAAATTACCACAAATTTCAATGCCTTACGTAATAGATACGGTATATAACCCACGGTAAATACAAGACTATGGCCAAACTCAACTCCGGAACTCGCATATATGGCAACGTTACAATAGATACGTTTGTAACAGCCACGGGCAACGTGACTGGCGGAAACATCTTGACTGTTGGTGTGATCTCTGCAACTGGCAACATCACTGGTGGTAATATCAACGCCACTCTAAACGGCAGTGGCGCCAACGTGAGTTCAATCAATGCCACTAACATCAGTTCAGGCACATTGGCTCAAGCTAGATTAGCCAACGCCGCAGTAACGTTAGGCAGTACCGCACTAACATTAGGTTCTACTGTAACCACTGTGGCTGGATTGACTAGTGTTACTAGTACAACATTCGTTGGTGCATTAACAGGTGCGGCAACAAGTGCAACCACAGCAGGCACAGTGACCACAGCAGCTCAACCAAATATCACATCAGTTGGCACATTAACTGGATTGACAATTAATAACGCCACTACTGCAATCACCAATGGTGCAGCCAACGGTGTTGGTAACATTGGTACAAGTGCTAACAGTTTCAACGTTATATTTGCTAAAGCAACGTCAGCACAATATGCTGACTTGGCAGAGATGTATGTGGCTGACGCCGACTACCCTCCAGGTACTGTGCTGGAGTTTGGCGGTAACCACGAAGTTACTGTCAGCAACACCACAGCCAGTGCATTAATAGCAGGTGTAGTTAGTACCAACCCTGCACACTTGATGAATAGCACAGCGCAAGGCAAACACTTGGCAGCAATTGCGTTGGTTGGACGTGTGCCCACTCTGGTAGTCGGCCCAGTATCCAAAGGCGCAATGATGGTGTCAGCGGGCAATGGTCATGCACAAGCATCAGCCACACCAGCCATGGGCACGGTGATTGGAAAAGCAGTTGAAGACTTTGTTGGTGAGTCGGGCACAATTGAAATTGTAGTTGGCAGATTATAAACTGACCAACTCTACTCGTTCCACAGCAGCCAGTTTTTGTTGAACACTGTCAATGTTCAGTGTGCTCCACAATCCAGGATGCATGGGCTTGGGCCATGTGCCCACAGCAATCCAAGCATAGCCAATGTGTTCGTCGTTTAGTACAGGTTGAAACTCTTGATCCAGCACACAAACCCAAGTGTGATATTCAAACACACCATCTGCTGATGTGAACTTTTCTAGTGGCATGAGTCGACGATAGTCTGGAAAACTGCCCAATTCTTCCTGGCACTCACGTTCCATACCACCTAGTAATGTTTCGCCTGCTTCCACCTTGCCGCCAGGCAAGCCCCACGCGCCAGGATGTTTTACATCGTTTCTCAAGAGATATAGATAGCGGCCAGTGTCACGAGCCAGGAACCAAACGCCCACTGCTTTTACAGTACTAGGCTCCAGGTGCCTGCTGGGTATTCTCCCTGATAACTTTTGGTCCATTCTGCTCCAGTCCATTCATATTGTGTACCAGTAGTTATGTTGGTCACATACTGCACCGCAGTTTCTCCTTCACTCACAAATGACACACGCCAACGTGCGCCATCCCACTCAATGATGTCATTGGCCTGGGCCACTAACGGCTGTCCGGCTGTGCCTGCCCAGGCTGTGGGGTTGGCCACGTTGTCATAGGTGCCAGTGCTTTCGGTCAACAAGTAACGAATACCTGTAACAGGTGATGGCAAGCCGTCTCCAGGACCACTGAGTAAGGGATCAATGATTGCGTCAATTGGATTGAGAGTATTTTGTGGTGCAGTGTCCCCATCTGGAGTGAATATAACCAGTCTATCATCGTCAGGATTGATCACAATGGTACCAATGATGGGCGGGCTGTTGCTGTCGGGTGGCGTGTCAACAGGACGATTCAATCTAATTTGACTGATACCCGGACGCAACACGCCGTATGCTGAAATCACAGCAGGCCACAGCAGTGGCGAATCTGCCACAATAGCAGTGGGATCTAAATCAACATAAGCACCATTGGGCACAACGGTTCTAGCCGGTAGCACCTGGATTTGATTGTTGATCACAACCAGTTTGTAACCCCACGGTGTGAACATGGGACGGGTTCCCAGCAATAGGTCGTTGTTGGTAATGGCATCGGCTGCATCACCTTGTGCGTCAAAGATACCAGCAATGATACGTTCCACCACACCCAGTTTCTTGATCTTGGCCGGAGATGAAATCCATATGGGCATGGAGAATTTGATACTGGCAATGTCAATTGGGTTTTCTGTGCCCTGCGGAATAGTTCTTGAACTCCAACTCAACTGATCCAAATACATTACACTCAAACTTGACCAGTCAATGTAGTTGTCGGTGCTTTGTAGTTCTAGCGAAGGATTGAACAGGGTTAAAATCTGTTCAAGTATTTGCAATTTCTGATTGGTGTTTGATGTCCAAATGTCTAGTGTAACACTCAACTTGTACGGCACAGGCATCAGTCGTTCAATAGTAAACGCATTGCCTTGTGTGGTGTCGTATGATTCTGTGGCAGTATCGTATGTGCGTTGGCGCACTGAGAATCTATCCACAAAGGTAGGATCTTGTATGCGTGGTCTATCGTATTCAAGATTGTTGATGTAGAAAGTCATCAGCGGAGTTGATGGCAAGGCACTGGCAGAGTTTTCTTGAATGATGGTCTGTGCATTGCGACTGGAATCACCATAGCGCACAGGCACACGCAACAGAGTGGCTTTGTTTACGCCGTCAGTTTCGTTGCCGTACTCAATTTGGAACCCTGAAAAGATTCTGGTAAATTGCAGCAGGAACCTGCGTATTTGTGCGTCATAAAAAAATTGTTGCATGTTTATCTTGAAAAAGGTGGTGGTGGATTGGGTGGCAAGAAGCCGCCTTGGTCACCATTGTCTGCCTTGGGTTTGAGAGCTTGACTCAAACTCTGACGCTGTGGTACAGCACCCAAGTCATTGGTATTGGTAGTGTATGTATTGTTCACAAAGCCCGAGCGTTGTGTTTGATTGGTTGGCCCATTATCTAATTGTGTTCGCACTCGTTCCTCTATTTTCACCCATGTTCGTCCGTTGTAGCGGAACAGTCTGTTGGGTTTGTAGTCCAATCTCAAACAGTAATCGCCACTCACAGCATTTGCTGGAAAACTCACACCAGGAGTAACAGGTAAGCCGTTGGGCGCAAAGCCATCGCCAGTAAGATAGCCTACAGTGTAGCCGTCTGCTCGCGGAGTGATGTTCATGCCGCCTTGTGTGCCATCCACTGTGGTGCCGTCAATTGTGCTCAAACTGGTTGGATTGGCAGGTTGTCCATCTTCAAGTGTGGCCACAACATAAAACTTCTCAACATCGTACCCGCTGAGTGGCACTTCTACGTTGGCCTGTGCAATGATATCATCGTTGATCTGTTGATCTTTGGGTCTGGTACTCTGCATGTCAGAGATTGTGGGTGGAGTATACTCGGACCAATAAGTGGTATCAGTAATGTCTGTGCCAGCAGGAACATTTCTCGTGGCTCGGTAATACACATCACCGTAATTCACAATACTGCCACCAGGATAAAAATCACCCGGATCCCAGATGTATTCGGCCACAAATGGCTTGTCCAGTATGCTGTTGTATTCTTGTGCATTGGTCAGTGGTGTGGCTTTCACACGCCACAAGTGCGGCAACCAAGTTTGGCTGAAGCCTTCAGATGCAAAGTTAGCATCCTGGATCACATAGTATCTGGGCAAGGCCAAAGGCAAAGCGGCGTTTAAGGGGTTGTAATCTTTCAAATTTGGCACTTCAATAACATCACCGTTCATGAGCTTGCGACCAAATGTGTCAATCATGTCGTTGTAGTGAAAGGTCACAAACAGTGTGTCAGAGTTCAAAAACAATCCAAATTGGGTTAAGTCAAAGTCCACATCCTGCACACGATATACGCCGCGCATGACATAGATATCTGGGGCATACACTCTGTCTCTGTTTTCCAGCAACAGCAAGTCTTGAATGTTTAGTGGGCTTTGATCATCATAAATGGGCTGGGTGGCATCAGCATTGCCCGACAGCGCAGAGTCCTCGCCACCAGTTTGTGGGCCCAAGTACTTGTGAACATAGATATCCAAGCCGCCCACAGTGTACATTTCACTTATGGTGCGGTCAAAAAATTGGTAGTCTCTTGTGCGGTTTGGGCGGTATAAACTTAGGCGTGGCATAGTGTATATTTATGGGCAGGTTGACCAATAATTCCAAACCTGTTATACTTTGGGCATGAAAGTAGTTAAACTGGACCGTAGATTCCGCCAATACAAACAGCACGGGCATGTGATTGCGGTGCGATGTGATTCATGGCTGGGGGAAGGTGTTGCTCTTGAAAAAATATGCAATGCTAAACTGGAAGGCCAAGGCTACATGCCCGACAATGACTGGCATGCATATTTTGGCAAAGACAACGGACGTCAAAATCGCCCATTCTGGATTTCCTTCCGCAGGGAAACAGATCTAACTTTAGTACTACTTTCTGCTGACTTGACCAATAATGCCTAACGTGCTATAATACACACTTGTTCACTACAGGAGTCTGTATGCAAAAGGCAGCAAATTTTGTTGCAAAGTACTCTACTGCCAACAAGTCCAAAGCAGTCGTGCCCTATGACCTAATAAAAGCCACAGAAAAATGGGTGGAGTACAGCCTGGACATTGTGGACATGAATCGTATTTTGATGCAGTCAGACTTTGACACCAAATGGCGTCTAATGGAGGCATTAGACATTGCAGAGCGCAAGAGAAAGTACATGTACAACCACAAAAACTTTAAACTCAAACGAGCCATGCAATTGTTTGAACTCTGCCGAGATTTACCTGTAAAATAAGTAAGGACACACATGAGTACCACATTCAAAATCAAACTGCTAAACCCCCGCAGTTCCGACACCAACATCTTGGGCATGGAGCCTACCTGGCAGATCCAACCCACGGAATATCGTGCCAGCAGACTGAGCAAGGCTTTTTCCTGGTACAACTATTTCTACGGCAAAAAAGATGCCCGGGACATGATTGTGAACTATTTGGAAGCACATGACCGTAGGGCAGATGTGCGCCTGCTGAAAGGCATTCCAGATTCAGCAATTCGTTTGACCACAGGCTGGCTGTGCCGCATGAGCATGGTAGGGCTGGAACTGTATGATGCAGAACAACTCAAATTGCAAAACCAACTGAGAGAAATACTGGACAGCAAGCAAAACGAAGTCACAGAAGTCACAGAAGAGCCTGCGGCAAACCGTCCCAACATCCAGGACCGCCTGCGCGAAAAAGCGTCAGAGTGCAATGGCGAACTGGACGGCATGTTTGATGAGTTCATGTTGAGTGGCGCCAAAATGACAGCGGACTTCAAGCCTGTCACAATCATGCGCGGGCTCAATGTAGCACCGCAAATGATTAGCCAAATTGCCGACAACTGGAAGCGCAAACTCACAGAGTTTGAAGCAGTGGCGGAAGGCAAGGATGCACAATTGGTAGAAGCATACAGCCATCTTTCCAAAATACAACTGCGTAATGTGATCAAGTTTTGCGAAGCTGTTGTGAACGACTGCGGCGCTTATGTACAGATCAAGAAAGTGGAACGCAAGCCACGCAAGGTCCGGGCAGTGCCACCAGAAAAGCGAGCAGCCAAGTTCAAGATGCAGGCAGAGTTTGCTGAACTCAAGCTCAAGAGCCAGCCTGCCGCAAGCCTTGTGGACAAATCTGAAGCATGGTTGTATGACAGCAAAAAGCGCAAGCTCATCCACCTTGTGGCAGACAGCCACACACAGTCTTTCACAGTTAAAAACAACTCAATCATTGGGTTCTCAACTGTGGAAACGGTGCAAAAGACTCTGCGCAAGCCAGCAGAACAGCTGAAGGGCATTGTAGGTGCAGGCAAGCCAGCGGCCCGCAAGGCGTTTAAGGATATCAAAGCCACAGAAACTGCATGGAATGCCCGTGGCACAGAGAACTTGATCATACTTAAGAGTTGGTAAATATAGGGACACGGAGTCCCTATGGCAGAACAGCAAGACACACTTTCTCAGCTCAAGCAAAATCTCATCGAGTACGTACAACTTCAACTGGGCAGTCAAATCATTGATTTGGAATTAGATCCAGCGCATTACGAAGCCGCGTATACCAAAACACTTGGCACATATCGTCAACGAGCACAAAATGCCTACGAGGAAAGTTATAGTTTTTTCACCTTGGTCAAGGACGAAAACATCTACACCTTGCCCCAAGAAGTTGTGAGTGTGCGACAGTGTTTCCGTAGAACGTTTGGT